GTAGGTATCATTTATACTTTCTAAACTCAATCCCGGCAACACGTTTGATCTCATGCTCTCTTTAACCTGACTCTGCATCTGCTGAACAAGAACCGTCTTATCAGAAACACAGGATATCACTACATTAATTATTCTCTTGCCATAATTAGATCCGAACTTATCGGTTTTTTCATCAACCAATACGGGTGCAATGACAACTTGAGGTTTAGTGAGAGTTTTTTCGGGATAAGTAGCGGCTATATTAACTGCCGTAGTGGTGATTACACTGCCTGAAACTAAGGAGGTAACTATGCTCGATGCTACTAAATTAGCGCGAACAGTATCCCATACGTCTGTTTCTAGAGTGCTATCACTTATACTCATTGGCCTACGCCCGAGAATGCGCCTACGCGACTATCTTGGTTAAACGGATAATAATCACTGCCTCGGTTGGAAGCAGGTTTTCTCTAACTTCTTTTACTTCGTAAGTGTCTGAATCAATAACAACGCGATCTTTCGAACTAATCGTTGTATCGTAAGGAACTGCAGCGAATAAGTCTCCTGCAACGTAGTTAGAGAAGCTTTCGTACATCAATTTCTCCGAAGAAAAATCGTATGGTATCAGACTTATCGTACTAGTAACCCAATTCTCTGTAGAGATATCTCCCCTCGTATTGTAAGTGTGCCCCGCGTCGTGCTTTAGAGTAACACTTTTGCTGTAGGGAGAGAATATCTTGCTCTGAAGTTTAGTCCTTATCTGGTCTACAGTTACCATGAAAATTTGTCCACTGAACAACTGCTTTATAAAGTTAACTCTCTCACGATGTGGCGCACACCCCGTTTACGGTGCAGGCTTTCCAAGATGTTGGAGTAGTATATGTTGCGTTGCAGCTTTCGTTAGCTGCGAAGAAGACTCTTCCTAGAATACCTGAGTAAACTCTGCTTCCTGCGTAGGTGTTTCCGCAGTCAACCAAGGAAGGCATAGTCAAGTTAGCGAAGATGATAGAATAACCCGATTGGTAACCGAAATCAACTCTTCCTCCTACTGCAGTGAAGGTCGTTCCGTTCCAGTTCTTAGCCCCGACAGCTCCTAGAGAACCTGTATCGACGCTTATATTGCTCACGTAACTCTTCATGTTCGCTACAGCTACTACGTAATCGTTGGTCGGTGTCTTTCCTACTATTGAGTAAACGAATGGGTAAGAGTCTGTCGCTGAATAGATTTTTGTTCCTACAGGGAATAGGTGAGTTAGGTTCTCGTAAACATTGAACGGCGGCAAAGTCTTGTTCTGCAGGTGGCTCTCGCTTACCATCTCCCAGTAATCAGGGTATTGAGGGTAACAAGCTGCTCCTGCTGTTGAGTTGTAAAAGAATGATTCAGTCCATTGGTAGAAGCAGAAAGTGGAGTTAGGGTACTGTTTTTCTTGGAGACTCATTCCGGCAAATATGCTCGTAGCGTAGAGTCCTGTTTGTGTTGTGTCGTTCTGTATTGATGGCTCTCCGATGTTTGATTCTGTGAGGTATGGTGTGCAGTTGCTGCATACCGCATGGATTGCTTGTGTGTGGTTTTCGTACTCGCTCTGGATTGTGTTGTGCAGGTAGTAGTCGTGGTATCCTATATTATCGAATCCTGTCGTTCTGTTTCCTACTACGTCTTGCATGAAACGATTGCGGCAGCTTCCGGTGTCTCCTACTCCCGCGAAGCCGGCCATGATAACGTTGTTATTCGGCCAGCGGCTCTTGAACTCACTATACATCGCGTTGTTGAAAGGATAGAAAGCTAATGCTCGGTAGTCACAGATATTCATTCCATTGTACGTTGCTGTTGGGTCGCTGTAGCTTATTCCAGGCATCCAGAAACTAATGTCCGGCTCGTTCCATGTGCTTATGGCCACGCAGTTAAGGTTCGATGCCATGTCGTTCGTAAGGTTCTTTATGTGTTCTGCGTAGTAGAACGCTGCTAGACTGGCGTTCTCTGGGTGGCATTTATCGCTATTCGACGGGCATTCGTTGAGAACGTCGGTGTAGTTGCTTGCTCCCGCTATGCCATAAGAGGCTATTAGTTCTACCGTTCCTCCGTGAGCGCAAGTCCAGTTAAGCATTTCCTGTCTGTTCGCCTCGCTCGTTGATTGGTAGTACCAAGGGTTGTTGTTGTCTAGGAATCTTATGTCGTCGAATAAGGCGTTTCCTGTGCTGCTGGTAATTTCCAGAACTATACGGTATCCTGCGAAAGTCGTTGTCAGGTTGGCTGTGCAATTAAGGAATTGCCAGCTATCGTTTCCTGTTACTGAATTGCTAGTGCAGGGGTCAGTGAATCCGGTGGTTTCTTGAAGGTGAATTTTTGTTGTTGTCGTGTTGTTCGCTTTAACCCATCCTGTGAGAGTGTATAAATGGTTTTGGGTTAGGCCCGCTGCTGTTAGTGTTTGTGATGCGAAGACACTGGCTGTGCTGCCTGTTAGGTTTAATCTCTTTGTCATGTTGAGGCTGTATAGACCGTAGTGGGTATCGTTTGCTCGCGCGAATGTTCCGTTGCAGTTCGTTAGGCATTGCAAGTCCCAGTTATAGACTATCGTGTTACTGGCTGAGCCTGTTGTGTTTACGCTGTAATTAGTTATGTATGTGCTTCCGTTCGTCTTCCAGTTCTCAAGAGATGGATTATTGAATATAGTGCTTCGGCTGTTCGTGCTCATGTCCCATCGCTGTCCTGTAGTGGCGTTCCCGAGCCATTCTCTATGTTGCACTGAGTCGCTAGGAAATCCTTGCGTACAACTTGAAGTGTCTGTTTGTACGTTGACGTTCGTTCTTCCCCAGCTTCCGTGAGTATTAACGCACCAAGCTAGCGGCCCTAGAGTTCCTGTTTGGTTGCTGAAGTTGGCTGTGATGGTTATTGAGCCTCCGGTTGAGTGAGGAGTTCCGAAGTCGTAGATGCTTTGTATGTCCGATTGGCTGAGGTTTCTCAGGTACATTCCGCACTGCTGTATAGTGCCGTTCCAAGCTCTTATGAATGATGGGTACGTTCCATCTTCGTGACCGAAATGCACTGGGTTGGTAACTGCGTCATCGCCATTGTACACCCCGGCCACGCAGTTACCAGTTGCGTTGTTTGTTCTGAAGCAAACATGAGTAGTATTATAGACGAACGATACCATTGATAAATTACCTAATGGAAGAGTCATTGCGGTAGCGGTTATTGCCGTTCCACCATTATAGAACTGTAGTCTGCGGGTGCTGTTGCTATCTATGTTGAAATAAAATCCTTTTGCTGCTCCGAAGTTGAATCTCCAGTCAATGATGCTGTATGAGTCGTTCGCTACGTTTCCGTTGCTCATATTAACCCAGCAGTAGGCGCTGAATGAAGTGTTTCCGTCAACTATCTGCGGCTGGGTAGCTTGGTATCCCATAGTGAAGCCACCGCCCAGTCCGTTGAAAGTGAGTGCTTCGAGGTTAGGGTCGTAACTTGCGTTGTTTGGTTCACCAGAACTGATTGTTTGCTGGTAAAGGAATGGGCTGCTGCTGTTGTAATTAGTGCTGTTGAGGACGTAATCGTTTGATGAACTGTTATTGTACATCTCGAAACGCCAGAAAAGACCGTTAGTAGGACGGTTATCAACCGCTAGAGCTGATGCTATAGTGGTAAGAAAAATTATTGATAAGAGGATGTAGCCGCGCACATTCATAGCCACCAAACGTTTTCTATCATTGCCATAAGTACATGAACGGTGCTTGTTGTCCGTTAGCGCTGCTCCTTGAAGTGCATACGTTACTCGCTTGCAGTGGATATTTATCGACAGTGCCGGTGCATTTGAATATGGTGTTGTTGTCTTGTGAGAAGCCTGCTGGTGCTGTTGTTGCTCTGAGTGTTGGGCCAGTAGTGTTCTCTGCGTCAGCAATAGCAGCGATATAGTAGTTAGGGCCGGGCAGCGTATATCCGCTCATGTTCGTGAAGTTGAGCATAGTTGCTGTGTTACTTGCAAGGTTTGTACTGTTGATAAGTAGGTTTGTTGTTGCGCAAGCCATGCTCGCATTAGCGGCTCCTCCTGTACAGTTGTATATCCCGAAGTTTATTGCGCTAGCACTTCCTGCTGTAGTAACTATTGTTGATATGTTCGTGAAGTTAAGGAAGCTTCCGGCAGGAATATAGAATATCATTCCGATGACTGTGTTGTTACCCCAGTTAGCGTTCGTACTAATTATCGTTCCTGCTCCACCATTGAGGAAAGCGTACTCTGATTGTGTTGTGTATTTTCTTATTTCTATACCTGGTCTGCAAAGTAATTGTCCAGTGCTAATATCGGTTGCGAGTACGTGCAGTGAATCGCATTTAGTGCTGTTAAGATAAACAGTTCCTGTAAGGTTAGCTTGACTGTTTGTTACGAAAGAACCCCCTACACTCACGTTGTTAGTATAGGAATTCACGAAGAACGTTCCATCGTCTACGGATAAGTTTTTAGTCACGTTCAAGTTTCCTTTCAGTGTAGTATTTTCTGAGACGAATAAGCTTCCGTTCGTTAGGTTTAGTCCTCCGTTAGTGATGTTTCGTGTACCGTAAAACGTGTCGTTTACTGCGAGGTCTCCGCCATTGATATTGAGGCCGTTTCCTGCTATAGTTGATAATAGACCGAATGTAAGTGTAGAAGTTGATAGGTTTATCTGGAAAGGCTCTTTTCCTAGGAAAGAAATATCTGTATTGTTCGTTATAGTGTTAGGTGCTCCTCCATTGTCGAGTCGAAGTTGGCTGATGAATGAATTGCTAGTTACTCCGAGTACTCCGCTTGATATAGTGAGTCCAGTTCCTGCTAGAGTAGCTGCTGGGCTTACCGTGTAACCGCTCCCGGTGAGATTAACCAATAATGTTTCGTTGCCTGTGAATAAGATATTTGTGTTGTTCGTTACCGTCGTGTTCGTGCTTCCGTTGCTAATATTAAACTGGCTTATTGGTGTGCTCGGTGCGCCTGCTGTTGCTGTAAGCACGCCACCTGCTATGCTTAATCCACTTCCAGCTATAGCTGGTGAAAGACCTATGGTGAATGTGCTTCCTGTGAGGTTTACTTGTATGCTGCTGTTAGGATTGAAAGCAACGTTTGTATTGTTTGTTATGGTTGTGTTTACGGAGCCGTTTGTCACATTGAATTGACTTACTAGACTGCCGAGAATCGGTAATCTCGCTGGATTTATCGTATCGCTTGTTATATTGAGTGCGCTGAATCCGCTTCCGTCAAGGACTTTATTCAGACCTGTTCCTTGTATGATGTCTCCTGTAGAGTGGATTCCTCCTTCGACATCGAGAGTGTAGTTGGCGTTGGAGCCGTTGATGGCTGTTGCTGCGTTAGTCTCGTTGATTGATAATGCTGGTAGGTTGCTTGTGTTTGCTCGCCATATCTCGTAATCATTATGACTTGGTTGCATTCCGCTTCCCCATAAGGTTATTACGTGGCCGTAATCAACGCTGGTGAATCCTGTTGCTCCTGTGCTTAGTTTTACTGCTACTGCTCCGCTTGCTGATTGACTGTGAAGGTAGAGTCTTATTGTGCTTGAGCCTAGCCAGTCGGCGAACTCCGTAGGAGAGGTAGTTCCTATACCCATGACGAAAGCAGTGCTTTGGTTGACGAATATAGGTCCGCTCTTTATGTCCGTGGTAGTATCGGCGTAGGTGAGGTTTCCTCCGCTGGTGTTACCGCCTATGAGGTATTGTCCGCTTACGTTGCCGCCGCTCGCTGTTGCACTGAGCACTCCTCCGGTTATTTGCAGTCCGCTGCCAGCGATGCCCGGTGCAAGTCCTACGGTGAATGCTCCTCCTGTCTGGTTCACTTGAATGCTCGTGTTGCCAGTGATTACTAGGTTGCTGTTATTCGTGAATGTTGTATTGCTTGTTCCGTTGCTTACGTTGAACTGGCTGAAGTTCGCACCGTTGGGAGTTAATACTGTGCCGTTAATTATGAGTCTTCCAGTTAGGTTGTACGTTCCGTACATTTGTCCACCAGTGCGCGATAGCTCAGGAATTCTTTGTACATCTCTCTGCTCGTAGAGAGCCTGTACTTGCGCCGAGTTTAGTTTCGCGTAGTAGAGGCTGTAGCTGTCGAAGTTACCATAGAAAGTATTGAATAGTCTCAGTGTGCTCGTTACGTTCTGGAGTCCTGCGGTGCAATTATTGATGGCGATTGTACCGGTGGTTACTAGCACTCCATCTATGTATCCGTAAGTTTTCTGGTCACCACAAGTATCTGCAACCACTGTGTACATATGCCACTGGGTAGTATCTAGGCTCGCTGGTAGTACTATTGCTGATTGGTCGCTGGTTGCTCCTCCGTTGCTTATTTTGAATGAGAATACTGCTGATGCGTTTCCGTAGTAAATCTCGTATTGTATGAGGTTCGTTCCTTGTGTTTTGAGCATGAGGTCGGGGAATGTGCTGCTCTGGAGTGTTTTGTTGAATTGCATCCACCAGTTAGCTGTGAGTTTTCCTCCGCTCACGTTCTGGAATCCTTGGTCTAGTACTGCGCTGTCGCTGATGTTCATTCCGCCTGCTGCGTTTCCTGATAGGTTTACGAATCCGCTGTTATCGAAGCTTCCGTTAGGTTGGTATTGCTGTAGACCAAGTACAGCGTCTTGGCTGTAAGGTCCTGTATCGAGAATGAGGCTTCCGTTAGCCCAACTAGCGTTATTGAAGTTGAGGTTAACCACTAGACCGTCCATGCTCGGAACGTAGTTAGCTGTGTCTCCGCGCGTAGCGTTGCCGTTAAGGTCGAGCAATCCACTGATATTGACGTTGCCAGCGACTTGTAGAGTGGAGTTAGCTATTGTGCAGTTTACGCAGACGTTTCCTGTCGAATTGGTTACGAGTACTTTGTTTCCCCCGGGTGATAAAACAACATCCTTAGTGGAGTCTGCGCTATAAAGTTCTGTACCGAAACCGTAACCAGTGCCTGTGTAACGTACTGCAGCACGAGTTCCTGCAAGGAACAGGGTTACAGCGCCTCCGCTATTGTTTCCTATAGAGAGGTTTGCTGACGTGTAAAGGTTCGTCGTGTTCCCACCTAGAACGCTGCTCGTTAGTCCTGTCGTGTTGTTGAACATTGCTAGAAGACCTGATTCTGCGCTTGGGAATCCGCTGACGTTACCTCCTCCGCTTCCGCCGGTGGATGTTATAGTCCACGTATTGTTTGCTGACGTGCTCAGAGAAACTCCGCTTCCAGCAATGAGACCGCTGACGCTCGGAGTTACGTTCACGCTTCCGTTCGTGTTATTGACCGAAGCAATACCGACGGAGTAGTAGATACCGCTTCCTGCTGGTGTGCAGTTCTCGAAGAAACCGGTAGCGTTCTGGAAACGACCAGTGCTCTGGTACTCTCCGCTACAGGGGGGCATTCCGCTGAAGTTTACTTGGCCGAAATTGATGTTTATCGCTGTATTAGATGCTGCTGTGAGACGTCCTTTGGAATCAACGGTGAACGTTCCGATGCTCGTCGAGTTACCATATGAATTAGGAGATACTGCTGTTGTGTTCAGTCGAGCGTCTTGAAGAGTTCCAGAAGTAAGGTTTGATGCGCTGAATCCTGTACTATTGAGAGCAGCGTTATAATTTGACTGAACAGTAGAGTTTAATCCAGAAACATTACCTATAATTAATTGGTCATTAGTTCTCAGGGCAGTGACATTGACGATTACGGCTTGAACGGTGGTATTAAGACCAGTAACGTTTCCAATCACAAGTTGTACATTATTTTGTATTGAAGAAATATTAACTAAAGACGCCTGAAGGGTCAAGTTTAGGCCAGTAAAGTTAGTATACATGGCGGATGAAAAAGAAAGCAACGTATATCTGGCGTCAAACGTAGTTATGTTGGCGCTGATATTCGTAGACGAACCATTCGCAACGCTTATATAGTTGTCTATGGAAGAGATAGAAGAAATTGTTCCTACTCCCCCACCACCAGGCCAAGAAGTTCTACAGTCAGTAAGGAGACAGAGAAAAGAAGCATTAACAATTCCCGTTCCGGCCTCTGGGAAAGTAATGTTTCTAGGCATTACCAAAGGAGTTTGTAGAGGAGCAGCAAAAGCTACCGCTGTCATTATCAAGAAGATTATCGATAGCATTGCTTTATTCATTTTAGAAATTCCTCACCATTTCTATCCAACCGGAAGAAGTCGCAGAACCGGCTATATACACAGAACCATACTGGTTCGTATCAATATACATTTGTCCTATGAAAGCAGGAGTTATAACGTTAAGGGGAGAACCAGCTCCTCGTTGAGCGGTGGGATCAATACCAGTTGATAATTCTAGCGTATAAGTATTCTGAGATAGAGTGAGACCATTAGTCTGTTCTGTTACTTGAAGCGAGTAAGACATTTTTAACCAGCTGTTTTTCTAACCAAAAAATTACCTGTTAGATAAAAGTTATTTAGACCGCCGCCGTCAGTGATCTTGATAGTATATACTCCGCGGTCGAAAGATAAAGTAGAAGTCAATGCACTGGAAAGAGTAAAAACTATATCGCCGCTACCATTGATAGTCACTCGTCCATTACCGGTGGTTAAGTCAAGAAGCGAAGACGAACTATCAAAACTATCCTTAACGTGCATATTCACGGTATACCCTGTATGATCAACATGAACTCCCGAAGGATTGGAAGCGGATAAAAGCCAACTTACATCAGCTCCTTTCTCTACGCTGAATGTGTGGGAAGCGGCAACCATTTTAGATATGAGCGAAACGATAAAGATTAATTCCTTTAGTTAACAGTTGGGCTTTCAAGGAGTCAATATCGGTTTTTAATTGTTTGAAAGATTGAACACCGTAGGAAGCGGGCTCAGTAATGGATACGGAACCAATACTAACTGTTCCTCCATCGTTTCTCTCATTAACGTTTTTACCGATCAAAGAAGTTAATACTCGTTCAGTAATGAGTTTAGTACAGAGCTTAGTGATTTCCAGGGGAACTACTTCATAGCCAGCAGAGTAAGTAACGCAGAATCTTTTAGAGCCGTCACAAGGAGTCCAGTAGTCGAGCAGCAAACGAGCTACTCCGCGGTCTTTGTACAGAGTATAATGAGTATCTTCCGTCTTAGAAACCCAACTAGGACCTAGAGTGCTTCCTACGGGATTAGCATTATATTGTAAAGATGAGATAGAAATTATGGGGGCGTTCTCCAAGAACAAATCTTCTTCCCCGTTATAGTCAATGAACTCACTAGAATAGATTGTAGAACCAAACACTTGATTAGCTAATCCATTAATAAACGCACTTTCTTCCGCAATCCACTCTTCAACATCCCCCAAGGAAGGATAAGTAGTCTCACTGAATTGAGTAGTGGCTTGAAGTTCTGACTGGACTAGAGCCGGTGTTGTGTAGGCGTAAGACATGGTTAAAATAAAAGTGCCGGGAATCCCACCCGGTCAATTAAAGGATTATTTTATTCGTAGTGGCAAACGAGACAGACGCCCGCGGTGCGGAGCATCTCCATATCCCACTCTTCGACAGCTACAACGTTAGTGTAGCGACCGAGTTCGAATCGTTGTGTACGGACAGTAGGCAATGCTTTTCGTCCGATACCGAACGTAGGATCACCCATCTGATCGACACCGAGAACGATGGCTTTCGTCTTGTTAGACGAAGGAGCGATCTGGGTAGTCCAGTACACGTCGAGACCGTAGATACGACCGATCAAACCTTCGCGGAGAGTCTGGTCACTGCCTGCTTGCTGCACCTGAACGAACTGAGACAACTTAGAGAGTTGACCGAGTCCTGCCGGCGAGACGAACAAGTAGCGAGGAATCATCTTCGCTGCTCGGATCGTTGTAACTGCGTTAACAATAGTGTTGTAGTCCAGCGTGTCGCTTGATGCGAGCGCAGTAAAAGCCACTGAGTTAACAATAACGCTTGGGTTAGTGGTTGCTGTAAGCAACGTTACCGCGGCGTTATCTCGGTTGAGAGCGAGGGCATAAGCGAGTTTTCTCGTCATGTTGTCCATCGCGCTGAAGAAACTTCGACGAGCTTCTTTGTCCGATAGAGAATACGCTTTCGCGTACTCGGTTGGAGTGAACGTTACCTGCGTAACAGTCTCGTAAGCAGTTACAGTCACATCGGCTGTTTCTGCTACAGAGGCGGCCGCGGTAGGGGCAGCGTCAATCGTAACCTTAAAGGAAGCACCGTCTTGACCAAGGATGTCATCATAGACTTTTGCCTTGTCAGCGATTGCGAGCCGAGCTTCTAGGAAGGCAAGCAACTGGTGATTCCAATAAGTTGGGTTGACGAGACTGCCTGATGCAGCGGTTGTTACGAAGCCGTTCGCGTCAATCGCGTTCTGAATAACTTCGTATTCGTTCATATTTTTCACCTTATTGGGGAGGAACTCGACCAAGCACTTGAGTATAGAATGATTCCATACTGGCTTTTTCGATTCCTTTCTTTTCTTCGAGGGATAACCCTTGAATAGAACTCTTGGAGGGAGCCGCGCTGTTGAAAGGAGAGTCGTTACGACTAATTCCTTTGGGGCGAGCATCCAGTTCCTGAAGTTTTTCAGTAACTTGTTTGCTTAACTCCTCGATTTTTTTGGAAGCGGCTTCTTGAGTTTTTTTCATTTCGTCCTCAAGCTCTTTCTGCCTGTTAAGGAGAGAAGTTCTTTCTTCTTCTAATCGCTTCTTCTCTGCTTCGGCCTCGAAAGTTTTTAGAGCAGCATCTTTACCTTTAGAAACGGCCTCGTCTAGAAGAGTTTCAATTTCTTTCTTCTTAACCTGCTCCTGTTCAAGCTGCTTAACTTTGATCTCGGCTTCCATTTTTTTAATGTCTTCTTCGTTAATATCTACCATAGTCATTCACCTAAGTCTTTGATCTGTTGAGAAACGTCGGAGATGGCCTTGGCATGACTAGCCAACTGTTCCTCGAAACTAGTTAGGAAGGAGTCTGATTTACTGAGTTCTTCCTTTCTGCGCATCATCTCTAGCTGAAATTCTATCTCAGCCATATCTTTCTGAGCCGATACATAATCTTCGTCGCTCTGGAAAGCATAAGTAGGATTTACGTAAACATATTTTGTCATAGCCAACTCGTGCATTCGTTGACGAGCCGATATCATATCTACCAATAACTTATTATGAGTAAGTTGTATGGCTTTTTGAGAGTTTATCATATTAATCTCAAGCTCGGCGTTAGCTAAATTCTTCTTCAGCACTTGTAGTTGCAGTTCCTTGTCTTCTTGGTTGGTCATGGTTTTTAATCCTCTTCTTATCTATCACTCACTTTCGCCCAGTCTGTGGGGTAGTGAGGAACAATAGTCGTTATATCGACATAAACCGGAATTTGCTTTCGGCTCATGTCTAAATAAAAGTAAACGTCACTGTGCTTATCATCAAATCGTAGGTCATACCAAAATACTGTATCATCAAGCAATTGCCGTTTGATGAGAGTGCATCCGAAACCCATTCCGTGGCACTGAACTATAGGAAATTCTTTGTTCTTAGCAAAGAAATTCTCTATTTCTTCTTTATCGTAAGTTTTTGTTCCATTCTCGTTATGACGTATACCTATGGGTCGTGTTCCTCTGAAACCTCCCTTCATAATGTCATCGACGAATATACAGGGAACTTTCACAGGACCAGTACCAATGATATAAGTGCTTCCGATTACTGGTTTTTCATAACTCAATAATCTCTTTAGAGTATCCGGGGGAACCAGCAAGTCACTTTCTATGAATAATAGATAATCGTAATCGCTGGATAACAAGATTTTTCGTATCTTATTCTGGGCCTTGGTTATTGCTTCACGAGAGTTTGCTCCACGCTCGACACGGTATAGTCCTTTATAGCCGCGCCGCATTAATTTGTAAAAGTAGTTAGGGGATTTTGAATTATCAACTATGACCACGTCCAAGCGATTCTTGGGATAATCTAGTTGAGCAATGTGTTTCATACAATTATCGAATATATAATCTTTAGCTTGGTAAGTTGTTACCCCAACCAGCACTTTAGGGAATTCGTTCATTCGCTGTCTTCTCTATCGAGCAATACCCGCTCCTGCGAGCTGGGGAGTGTTCGTGAATGTGAATCCGAGGTATCGTGGTTGAACCAAGCGACCACTCGGAGTTGATTTAGCGAGAGTCTCAATACTCAAGCCCTTGAAATTCTTAGCGTGATTACGGTAACGCTTATCAAGGAAAGCTTTTACCCACAACTTTCCTTCCTTAACGACTGCTTTGATCGTCTTGAAAATTCCTTTTTCGGAACCAATTAAACTGGGAAGGTCTCGGTTCATAACTCCTGACCGCGTTAATCTCTTGAGAGTGGCGTGCTCTTCATCGGGAAGAGAACTACCATCAGAGTTGATTTGTTCGGCCAAAGAGGTTAATTCTTCCTCGGTAAAGTACTTTCCATCGGTTTCCCTCGGTTCTGTGGTTGCGAGTACGGCATCCAACTCTATTTCTCCGTCGTCGTGATTCTTAATTAGAATCTGCTCTGCTGGTTCCAGATCAAAAACGTATTTCTGCGAAGGAATGAAATCTTCTGAATTACAAATAAGTTGGCCGTCAACCAGCTTCATCTTGCTTTTGGTCATTCCCCACGCAACTTGGTGCGCCAGCAGTTCGTCTTGGTTACGATTGTAACTATTTTGGTACACTCGTTCATAAAATTGAACTCCTTCTCGTGGAAGTTTCTCCTTGATCATCACGGGTATTAGGAAGGACATTTTTTCTTTGGGGACTTTTTAGGTGTTTTTTTCATGTTGACTTGTTACCTTTGCTTACGTCTTGAGAGTTTTGTCTTTTACGGCTGGGAGCTGCGTCGGCGCTTTTCTTTCCCACGGAACCCTCGTTACCCGTGGATACTTGGGGGGTTCCTGCGGCGGCAGCTTCAGATACTTGTTCCATAGTCATTAAAGGATTGGGATCGGAAAAAATAACTCCTTGTGAAGCCATATATTCGACCATGGCTTTAGGGGTGAAGTTTGAATTTCTCATAGTAAGAACGTTATCGAATACTCTGGTCCTGACTGTTTCATCAAGTATTCCGAATATGAATTCGTTCTTTCCAAAACCGATCTTGGGGAATAGGTCAAACGTTATGTCATCCTCTAGTAAACGATGAATATTAAACACTCTAGTATTCAGATATTCTCTTTGTTCTGCTCCATCTGCTCGTCCACCATTATCGGATATTCCCACAGCTATGTCGGGTACTTGCAGCAGTTGTCTGATCTCTTGATTGCACTTATCCCATACGGCGAGACCCCACTGAATTATGGCGGGGTCTTGAAGAGCGGTTACAGTAAGTTTTCCTTCCACAGGAATGGGTTTCTTAATGTCCTTAGAAGAGGCATGAATGAAAGCTAAGAACTCTTTCATTTTTGTCGAGTTAGTATCTTCGACAGCCAGTACCGGTCTGAATTGGTTGGTTCCGAACAGCCACGAAAACCACTGGCGAACATAATCCTTAATAACTACTGTCTCGTATATTGCCTCTATATTGAACTCGCTCCACAGGTTAGTTGTGAAATCATCGAGTTTCAGATGAACCACTTCCTCTGTATTCCACCGAGGATAAGAAGTTATTTTCGGGTCTCCAACTTGCTGGTAGTACCCGGATATGTTTCCGTGATCATCAGCGTCAATCTTCATGAATTCGGCTTCTAGAAGATTGAGGTCGGACAACTCTCCGCCTTTCATACGAATTTCGAGAAAAGCGTTATTGTACATTATGAGGTTGAAAACTATTTTTCGTAGTAAGCGATCAAAACGAACTGCTTTGAGTTTAAGCTCTAGTTCTTTAGTGCTGGCCTTTTTGTTACCGTCTATGGGTTGTATTCTCCATCCGCTCTCGACTACTTTATCTACGAGTTTAATGACTGCCGCCCTGACTACTGGGTCGTTTCTTACCAGATTAAGTGATACTTTAGGGTCTGTTCGCGGACTCCTTCCAAGGACCCCATCAACTGTGGGAACCGTAGTCAACTGGAAGAAATCTAGGATAAGTCCTTTGCTGTCCGCGTTTGCGACCAATTCTGGTTCAGTCATAAAAATAAGTTATACTAAGAAGTATACCGGTGTAAAATTAGAACACTAGACAAATCATTTATAAAGCTTCTTACTTTTTAAACTTCTGCGATCCGTACTAGTATAATTGATAAAACTAACCATGAACTCGGATAAAGAACCATCGTCTAAAGCGTCAAGATATTTTCTTGGATTATTGATCACGCGCTCTAGCACCTCGTTGTAATAAGCATATTCTTGTTCTATAGTCATGAAATAGCCTAGACGGGTTTCTCGATCATAATAGCTCTTCATCTAGTACCTCCGCCACAGAACCTTTTTTTCCGTAAGAGACGCTTCTCCAAGTACCAAATATTTCTTCGTGAGGAGGTTGACGAGGTTTTTTTCTCAACATAGTCATTCTTTCCACCAACGCCTTTTAGGAGTAGCTTGAACGACAATTTCCTCATGATCGTCCAAGTCATAAAAGTTAAATTTATCCTCATCTTGGACCATGAAGTAAGCGCTCATAACGAACGAGTCGATGAGATCGTCGTTATATCCTGGAGACGCTTGTATGTTGCTCTGTTTATTACCCTGACTAAACTCTAGAGCTTTCATCTCGGTGCGAAGTTCGGGGTCCTCGTAACTCTTGACTCTTCCGCGCTTAACAGCTACCCTGAAGGCCCCGTACTTCTTAACCTTCTCAGAACGAAAGTTCATCAAGTGAATATTCCATCCCCTCTCCTCAACCATTATACGGTTGAAGTAATCCCCTTGAGGACAATCATCGGGAATGATCCTTTGCACATTAAAATCTTTAAGCAACTGCTCTACATCACTAAGAATGTTTAAGTCCTTCTGTACCGAATAGACTTTGTGAAATAATCTACGAACAGTGCCGTTCTCCTCTAAACGAGTAATGGTTATGACTGTTCGACTCTTGACTTGCCCGCCGTAATCAATACCCATATCGCACTCTCCCTTGTACGACTCTAGAGGGGGGTACTCTTCGCTGAACACGTCATCAACGTCGATGGGGTCGAAGTAGCTCTGCTCTCCTTTAACGAAGCGACAGTAGTAACTTCTCTGAACGTGATCGAGCTTTCCTGCGGCGTTAAGACGAGCGATCTCCTCTATCGTTCGGGAGTACCGGTCAGGTTCTTCGATCTTGATACAGTCTATAGTGAACAATACCTTCTCAACTCCCATGTCGGCATTAACTCCGTCGGGGTCTGCTATTTCGTAGAAGAAACCGCTCGGCTGCCAGGGAGTGCTGGTAAACACCACGATGGCATCATACTCGTCGAACGTGGGTGCTAACTCTTCGTAAAACTTGTCCGATATGCGTTCGCTCAAACCGGCCTCGTCGATGAAACAGACGGTGAACGTCTTGCCGAGAACAATGGGCGTGGGGGGGTAGCTCATGATAGAACTGCCTAGTTTGCTGTCCTTGAGAAGAACTCCGTACTTGGTATCGTAGCTCTTGAACGTAATGGTCGTGGTGTTGTTAGGCTCGTTCTCGTCAGTAAGGGCGGTGAAGAAACCAACTTCTTTTCCGCCGACTTTGCGAGGAGGAAACATCATGCTTCCGTCAGGGTTCTTGTAGCTGCGCATGAAAAAATCCCCAGCTCGGATGCGTTTCTTAACCTCTCTCAGAAGTTTCTTAGCTTGCTCGTCAGAGGCACTTATCATACCAATTACGGTGTCGTTGTCCTTGCCTCCGGGGTATTTGTTGAATGCGGCGCACCACAAAGCGAATATGGCTACTCCCAGAGTCTTACCAACTTGTCTGGAAGTCAAAGCGAGAAATTTCCTAGAAGTTATTTTTCCTTCGGCGGCGTCTTGCAGTTTGGTGAGAAAATACACTTGCCACGCGCGAAGACGAATACCAAGCATATATTCGCTGAAAAGAGTAACGCTGCTGGAACACGCTTCGAACAGACCAACTCCTTCTGGAGTTTGTCTAAGAACATTCATCTCGCGTATAAATTGTTCATCTACGATTGTTTCTTTCATAATCTAAATTCCGGGCTTGATCTACCCCAGCCACAACGAAAACACTTGTAAGTAAATTCTGTATGAAGAACTTCCTCTCCTCTAGCTACCACGAAAGTTTTTATCTGAAGAATATTTCCGCATAGGGGACACTCGATAACTGCTTGAGAAGGTATATCATCATTTTCCTCCTCTTTCCTCGTCAATTCTTTTGAGTCTTTCATAATGGTATTTAGGAACTCTTCCTACTCGTAGAGCGGTCATGAACGATCCCCAGTAAGCCATGACAACCCTTTCTTTGGGTGAGAACCCTCTCAGATCGGGGTTGTCTATTTTGAAGAATACGTCATCACTATTGACCCAGTAACGGATTATTTCGTTACGGCCGGTATCAAGCCACTTCTTTGTCGGGGTTCTTAGTGGCTTGAAATCTTCGAACAAGCTCCTCCACGTATCGTAAGGAAGAGGGCTGTTATTAACTATGCTTGATAATTCATCGCTATACTTGTATCTGGTTGCTATAGAAAATTTTTCTAGCGGGTCTTTGCTCCACTCATCTCCTGAGACCATACTTGACAACACCTTCCCATGAGGGAGTTTTACAACGCATTCGATCACTCGAATACGCTATGCAATATGTCAAACCTGGTCTGTGCTGTGACTCGTCCCCTCGGCTGAACAAACTGTCTATTCCTCCGAGACTGTCAGGAAAAATATGGGCGTGAACATTTCCGTCGGGACAAGCTCCTTGCTGTCCTTGAACCCCGTCCCCGTAACGAGTAACTATCTGCATACCCAGAGGATCGGCAGACACTATAGAGTCGTTGCGGTATACTAAACAATCCATTCTCTCGGCGCGAGCACGAGAAGCGGAGACGAACATACGACTTATGGCGGAATCAGCTTGAGGAGACAAGTACAATCTCGGTTGTTCCGCGCAAGCAGCGCAAGCCACGTACCACACGGTCCACGCAACAGCCGCTTTCTTAACTTCACGAACAAGTCGCTTAACCATTATCGTCGCCTTAAACTACCACACTGGTTGGTCCTTAAAAAGTTTTTCTTCCTGCCGCTCAACAGACTTCGATTTTGAAAGGGCGTCAAAAGACTGAACGACTGCTTCCTGGCCGGGAAGTTTCTCACCGAATAAAGGACTGGGCTTGAAACGATCGCTAGAAGCCTTGTCGGGAAGGCGGCTCAATAAAATGAAGTCGCTCTTCATAGAACCGTCGAGCAAGCTCTTCAGGAAAGCGAGGCTGGTAATGAACACGTTGCCGGCGTCATCAATAACGAGCAAAGCTTTTTTAGAAGCCGTTAATTTAATTACGGTCATAATCGTCGCTAAAAACCCCGACCGGGGTTGAACCGGTACTAGACCCTCGGCGTAGACGCCGCCATCTATCAAAACAATTAATTTTGCCCTTTAAAAACACTTGTATAGTCTACAATATATTCCATAAAGACAAAAAAGCGAAATCAACACGAAACAAACAACAATACAGTACAAACAACACCAAACAAGCCCAAACAGCGAAATAACGCACAAATAAAGGATATATGTCCTCCCAGCTCATGTCTCTACTGTGCGGTGGTCGCTTTTTTCTGAAGTTCGCATAATTAATATTATACGAATGCTATATAATATTTATATATGTAATAGATATGCATATATGAATACGTAATATATCATATGTATATGATATATACACATATCATTCATATATGGTTACATATATAACTATAGTAACTAATAAGTGACTATTCTTTATATACCATATCTTACATATATAATAATATAATATATATGGATACGAAATACTCTAATCTATAATTTCGTATCATTTCATATATGTACTATATAGATAATTATATACTATGGTATGCCTAAAGATTGTAAGCATTGCTTAGATATATAATCACTACATTTATAT